ATGCGATGTACGATAAAATACCCCAAGAGTTAAGAAATCTTCGGCAATGGGGATGCTACCACCGAATCTGGCAACCAGAAAAAAATAAATATACTAAGATTCCTTACTCTGCTTTAACAGGCACGAAAACAAGCTCAACGGACTCCAAACAGTGGGTAACTTTTGAAGAAGCAATCACAGCATTGCAGGCTTATGACCTTGACGGACTTGGATTTTTCTTTGCAAATGGATATGTAGGAATTGACGTTGATCATATTGGCGATGATTTGGAGAGACTAGAAGAGGGACAAACCGACGACAATGTCGCATGGGAGTTCATGAATACTTTCAAGTCGTATACCGAAAGGTCAATGTCTGGTACTGGTATTCACATCATTATCAAAGGCGAAATACCCGGTACACGCCGAAGAAAAGCTAATGTCGAGATGTATCAAAGCGGGCGGTTCTTTGCAATGACTGGAGATGAGATTGGCAAGTTTCGTTCAATCAATTCTCCCACAAAAGAGGAATTCAAGCGGATATATACAAAGTATTTGGAGCCAAAAACCGTCATTGATTTACCCAGCAGGTACAATTTAGCACCTAACAATCTTTCTGAAGATGAGATCATCATTAAAATGTTGAAATCAAAAAGTGGTGATCGAATTAAGAAACTGCTCAACGGAGGCTGGGAACCATTATATCCATCTCAATCGGAGGCCGATCTGGCATTCGCAAATGACTTGGCATTTTGGACAGGCAGAGATTTCACACGGATGGACAGTATATTCCGACATTCATCGTTAATGAGACCAAAGTGGGACGAGAAGCACGGAAAAACAACCTACGGCGTTTCAACGCTCAACCGAGCCATTAATGATGTGCATGATACTTATCAGCCGAAACATGAAAAGCCTAAATATAAGCTTGGATTTATTACTGACACTGGTAAGCCAAAAGCGTTTCCTACTCGGTCGTGGGATGACACAGGCAATGCAGATAGGTTTGTTGATCGATATGGTGATGTCGCAAGGTACAGCTATATTGATAAGGCTTGGTATATCTACAATGGTAGCTTCTGGGAGCTTGATAAGCGTGGCTTATTGCGAACCATGATTGACGAAGTAATTGCTGACTTGAAAAAAGAAAAGCCAAAAGCTCCTCCTGATGTTGATCCCGATAAAGCTGAGAAGGAATGGGCAAAGTTTTGCAAAACCAGTCGTGGAAATCGTGCTAAAAGAGCGCTTGAAGACGAGATTCAACATCGTCTACCGGTGACAACTGATGAATTTGACGCTGATCAGACCTTAATGAATGTTGACAACGGATATATTGATCTATCTGATGGAACTCTTCACGAGCATGACATCAAGAAAATGTTCTCGAAGAAATCAAACGTTGAATATTCAGACACTGTTGAGTGTCCTGAATGGCAAGCTTTTTTGAATCAGACTTTCAATGGAGACAACGAATTAATTGACTATATTCAAAAAGCGGTCGGGTACTCATTAACAGGATCAGTTGAAGAGCAGGTCATGTTTATCCTTTACGGATCAGGGCGAAATGGTAAATCTGTTTTCATGGATACTCTCAAACACATAGCTGGAAGTTATTCACGCACGATGCAGGCTAAATCAATTATGGTTCAGCAGTCTAGCGGGGGTGCCAACAGCGATATTGCAAGACTAAAGGGAGCTCGTCTGGTATCTGCAAGTGAACCAAATGAAGGCGTCCGACTAGATGAAGGACTTATCAAAGAGTTAACCGGAGGAGAATCTGTTACCGCACGTTTTTTATACGGATCAGAGTTCGAATTCAAACCAGAATTCAAGCTTTGGCTGTCAACTAACCACAAGCCCATTATTCGAGGAACAGATGACGGTATCTGGCGGAGATTGATGCTGATTCCATTCACTCATCAAGTGCCTGTGGATCAGGTAGACAAAAGACTCACATACAAGCTTGAACGTGAATCAATCGGTATTTTAAATTGGGCTGTTGATGGAGCACTTAAGTGGCAGCGCGAAGGATTAGAGCCGCCACAAAGTGTTAAAGATGCAAGCAATGAGTATCGAACAGAAATGGATGTTCTTGAACTGTTTATCAATGATTGCTGTGAAAAAGGGCCCGGATATCAGGCCGCTGCTGGTCAGCTTTACCAAACATATGTTGACTGGTGCGACAAATCCGGTGAGTACAAGATGCGCAAACAGAAGTTTGGCGCAGAAATGCAGAAGAAGTTCGACAAGCATAAACGAGGAAGCTTCTTCTATCTTGGAATACGCATCAAATCTGACCCGAGGCTTAACTTTTTAAACAATTAGGGAGGATGACAGGGAGGATGAATTTTTTGCGAAACGCCTACGTGCCGTAGGTTACAGCCTATATTTTCTTCTTAGGGAGGATGAATTGTTAAAAAGTATATATAGAAAAATATAAAAAATAATAGTAGGAACTTAGTTTTTGGGTTCATCCTCCCTGACCACAAAAAATAGCGCATAACCCTTGTGGCAGTAGGGGTTGTGGAAATTATTCATCCTCCCTAAGATCCTCCCTGAAAGGAGAATACATGAAATCAGAGCATGCCATTCAATCAGAAATCATGCTGGCGCTATCGGAACATGGTTGCATTGTCGCTAGAACGAACGTAGGAACTGTAAGAACTGTGGACGGAAGACTTTTTAACGCAGGACCACCACCTGGGTGGTCCGACTTGACAGGTCTGGTTAAGAGTACTGGTCAGATAGTCCTAATTGAAGTAAAGAACGAACACGGCCAATTGCGCAAAGACCAGAAACGTTTTGGTGACTTCATTCGTAACAATGCACCGAATGCTATTTATGGAGTTTGCCGTTCAGCTCAAGACGCGATTGATTTAATAAATCGAGGTATACAACATGACAAAAACAGAATGGCGGGAAATACCCGGATATGAAGGCATGTATGAAGTTTCAAGCGGTGGTGCCGTAAGAGCACTACCACGAATAGACGCAGGCGGATTTTTTAGACAAGGGAAACTGCTACAGCCGTTTGCTCAAAAATCGGGGTATCTCAACGTAAAACTACGCAATAAGAATGGTGAGCGACAAGCGTTTGGTGTGCATCGCCTAGTGGCGGCCGCGTTTTTACCGAATCCTGATGGATTACCACAAGTCAATCACAAAGACGAAATAAAGACGAATAACGATGCTTCTAATTTGGAGTGGTGCTCCGTTGACTACAATTTGAATTTTAAAGACGGCAGAACTAAACGTCGTGTCGCTTTAAAAGCAAACGTGAATAACACCAAGCGCTTAAAAACTTTGGCTAAGAGACAGCGGCTACCGGTGATTCAGCTAACTTTAGATGGGCAACCGGTAAAACAGTGGCCATCCGCCTATGCGGCTGGTAAAGCAGGATACGGAAAATCAGGCGTGAATAACTGCTGTCATCATAAGCAGAGCACTAGCCACGGTTATAAATGGGAGTTTGCAAGCTAATAGCGATTAATTGAGGAGGCACACAAATGTACGTAGTAGCAGGTTTTAACACAGGAACCGAGTATTATCGAGCCAAGTATCAATCTCGGTGTATCCGCTGGATAAACGAGAACATGTCCAAGCACAAGAAGGCGCGCAACACCCGTGGTGATGACATTAAAGTCGATATTCCGGAACCACTGATTATCAAGAAAGTAGAGGACGAAACCTGACTACTCACGATTGCTAGATATGACTATCACACAGGGCTATTTACTGAAGAGCAACTTTAGGAGTACAACCAATGAAAACAGGAGACGATACGTTCGATGACATCTACATCAGCAAAGACACTGGTAAGGTCGCAGGCGTCATGTACGAAGATGTGGACTACAAACTAGTGCCAATCAAACAGGAGGACGAAAAATGAGCGAAGAAAAGCTGTACGCGGTGAAGAACGATGAAGGAGAATACTGGGACTTTGCAGATCGAGATGGCTTCTTTGAATTAACCTTCTCATCATGCCCGACCACGGCTGAAGAGGAAGACGCCAAAGACGTGGTTCATGATTATGGCGGCCACGTTGTCACGTTCGTTGAGGAACCTGAAAAGGTAGCAGTAAGCGAGAGCATTGGGGGCGCGATTGATACGTTGATTAATGCAGACACGTATGTGCAGGCGGCAGCAGCCCTTAATTATCTTTTTGCTTCAAGGAAAAAG